TTTAGAAGGTAAAAGAATCAATCCTACATTTCTATCCATCATCTACGGACTGGATGATGATGCTGATATTGAAAATGAAAAGAACTGGCGAAAGGCCAACCCAAGCCTCGGCCATACCATTACTATAGAAAGAGTAAGGGAACACTATAATCAAGTTAAAGATGATCCGGCAGATCTTGCTCTATTTAAACAACTACGACTGAACATGTGGTTGAAGCAGGAAATCAAATGGATGCCTATGGACAAGTGGGATCTTTGCAATTACCCAGTAGACCCAGAAGAGCTTAAAGGAAGAGTTTGCTACGGAGGTCTGGACCTATCCTCAACCAGCGATATCACGGCTTTTGTCTTGGTTTTCCCACCTTTAGAGGAAGGAGGCAGGTATCAGGTCCTTCCATACTTCTGGTTGCCTGAGGAGACACTACACCAGAGAGTAAAAAAAGACGGAGTTCCATACGATATCTGGCACAGACAGGGACTTTTAAATGTTACTGAAGGTAATGTGGTCCACTACGGATTTATCGAGAAGTTTATCGAAAACCTGGGAGAGAAGTACAACATAAGGGAAATTGTCTATGATAGGTGGGGAGCAACACAGATGAGTCAAAACTTAGAAGGTATGGGCTTTACAGTAGTGCCCTTCGGTCAGGGTTTTAAGGATATGTCACCGCCTACAAAGGATTTAATGAGATTAATTCTAAGTAAGCAGATTGCTCATGGAGGACATCCCGTTCTTAGGTGGATGGCAGACAACATAGTGGTTCGAAGAGACCCGGCAGGAAACATAAAAGTAGACAAAGAAAAATCCTCAGAAAAGATTGATGGAATAGTGGCTATGATTATGGGTCTTGCAAGGGCTGCAGTAAATCCACCGGAGGATGATGGATCTATTTATGATAAGAGAGATATGATAGTATTATAAATGCTCAAATACAAAATTCACATTCCTTATTAATATGACAAATAATATCTGATGTTATATAATAGTGGCAAAAGTAAGGAAGGTGGATTAGATGGGATTATTTGACTTATTGAAAAAGAAAGGTAAATCAAAAGTAAAAGAATTAGTATCAACTTCAAACAGTTTAGATATAGTTAAATACTCTATACACGAGGATATTAAAAATTTGCTTTGGTTTAAAAACGGACCAAGAAAAAACTTTGAAAGTAAAAAAAATATTAACAGTGAAAAATTTAATGCCGGAGGATATGAATTTACCATTGAATTTTCTATGAGTACAGACATTGAGCCTAGTCTTATAGATACTAATTTAACCATATCGGAATTAAATAGTAGTAGTAAGGTTAAAAAACTACCATATTATCCATCTTATGAAGGAATCGATCCTGAGCAAAGAGGAGCATACTTAAAATTCTTATCAAATCCTTACAATAAACATTTTGAGATTGGATATGTATTCTTACTATATTATGGATTAGAAAGATTTTTATTAACTGATAAATTTGTAGAAGCATTTGAAGTAATATTAAAGTTGCGAGATGTTCATGAAAATTCATCTTTTCAGTCATATTCTGGTAATGCATTAGTTTTATCTTGCTTATATCACCAGAGACCAGATATGATGTTGAAATTTATTAAATCTCTTGATAAAGATTATGAATTGAATTTCTCTGACAACTTATTCTTGTTAAGTGCTTATAGCTTTGATATTCCTATTTATTCAAAGGATATAACAAGACTTGCAAAAACTTTTGAATTTACTAATAATAATTATATTAAAAAGTATCCAAATTTGTTTGATGAGACTATGAATGAAATACTTTCTGATGAATTTGGTGATAATAGCATTAAAATAAGTGATTTACTGAGCGAAAAAGAATTCAAGAAACTTAGAAATGAAAATATACCAATGTTTGCAAATATATCAATTTCAGATAAAAAAATTAAAACACCTTTAATTTCTGAATCATTTAAGCTTAAGAAAACATTCAATGATATTTTAATAAAAACTCATGAAACAGTAAAAGAAAAACTAGTAGAGCTTAGAAAGAAAGGAAAAGCTCCAGAGGTTAAGAAAAATAAAAAAGCAAATAAAAAAGAAGTTTTAGTTTTTGACGAAAAAGAAGAAAAAAGACTTTTAAAGGATCTTAAAAAGAATTTCAATGATCCTTTTAGTAGACATTATACCTATATAGAGCTGCAAAAATTTTATTATAAATATAGAAAAATAGATGATAAGTATGTAGATGAATGCATCAAATACTGCGAAGATGATCTTAAAACACTAAATGATTTTCAACAAGCATATATGGATACAGAGTTAAAAAGACTAAAACAATCTTCAAAGTATCTTTCTAAGAAGGAAATAAAAGAAGAAAAAGAAAATATTTACAAAGGATATCCAGTAACCATACCAGCATTTAAAAGACTAGCAATAATTCATGAAAAGAATAAAGATTATGAAAAAGCAATCTCCGTATGTGAAAAAGCTATAGTTTATTACAATAATGCTGGAGTAGACAATAGCGAGTTTATTAAAAGAAAAGAAAAATTAGAAAGTAAGATTTAGTTTAAAAAGCAACTGAGAATTTTGGATTTAGAAAAAATAATAAGCAGGTAAGAAATTAAATAATAAGATTAGAGCACTCATGAAAATGTGTGCTTTTATTATGCAAATTTTGGAGGTATAAACTTATGGCAAATTTATTTAAATGGCTTTTCAAGGCAAGGGCAGAACCGACAGATAGTGTCAGCAGCGCTCCTGTCTTTTACATGGGACAAAGCATATCAGGGAAAATTGTAAACGAAAGAAGTTCCATGCAAACTACTGCCGTATTTGCCTGTGTGAGAATCATAGCAGAGACGGTAGCATCTTTACCTCTTCATACTTATCAGTACAAAGGTGACGGAAAGGAAAAGATGTATGCTCATCCTCTATATAAGTTGCTCCACGATGAGCCTAATCCGGAGATGACTTCCTTTACCTTAAGGGAAACTATGATGACTCATATTCTCCTTTGGGGTAATTCCTACTGCCAGATCATTCGAAACGGAAAAGGAGAAGTTATGCATCTATATCCACTGCTTCCGGATAGGATGACGGTGGATAGAGACAAGAATGGCAATCTATACTATGCCTACAATAAAGATAGAGCAACCCACTATTTAGGTCCTGAAGATATTCTTCATATTCCGGGACTGGGGTTTGACGGGGTGATGGGATATTCACCGGTGGCTCTTGCGAAAAATGCAATAGGACTAAATATTGCAGCTGAAGAATACGGAGGAAGGTTCTTCGCCAACAACGCAACACCAAGTGGTATTTTATCAACTGCTGGTACTATTAAAGATCCTACTAAGGTAAGAGATGCTTGGCAGACAGCTTATGGAGGAAGCAGCAACAGCAATAGAGTTGCAGTCCTTGAAGACGGCCTGCAGTATCAGCCCATAAGCATGCCAAACTCCGATGCTCAGTTTTTAGAAACAAGGAAGTTTCAGATTGAAGAGATCTGTAGAATCTTTCAAGTTCCTCCTCATATGGTGGCGGATCTCAGCAAGAGTTCATTCAGCAACATAGAGAATCAATCCATAAGTTTTGTGGTTCATACTATAAGACCATGGCTGGTAAGATTAGAACAAGCTATGAACAAAAGGCTCTTTCTTGAAAAAGAAAAAGGTCAGTGCTTTGTGTCCTTTAATGCATCAGCACTAATGCGGGGAGACTACAAATCAAGAATGGATGGTTACTCCATCGGTATTCAGAACGGATTCTTTTCAGTCAATGATGTAAGAAGGATGGAGAATATGGATCCTATTTCTGAAAAAGATGGTGGAGATCTATATCTTATCAACGGAAACATGCTACCTCTTAAGATGGCCGGGGCTTATGCAAAGAAGGCAATGGGTGAAGGTGGTGAGAAGCCTGAAGAATAAATGTATAATTGGAATATTTTAAAAATTTAATACTAAGTAACAACAGCATTTCTCAAAAAGGGAAGTGCTTTTTTTATGCCAAAAAAGGAGGTAGATTTAATGGATAAATTTTGGCGCTGGGTGGTGAATGAAGCTGAAGAGTCAACTGTAAGAACCCTGCACCTTGAAGGATATATTGCAGAGTCATCTTGGTTTGATGACGATATCACCCCTAAACAGTTTAAGACAGAGCTTTATGACAGTGGTCCTGAAAATGAGGACATAGTTGTAAAGATACACTCGCCGGGAGGAGACACCTTTGCCGCAGCACAGATTTACAACATGCTTAAAGAGTATCCAGGAAATATCAGTGTTCATATTGACGGTCTTGCAGCTAGTGCGGCTTCTGTAATTGCAATGGCGGGAGATGAGGTATGTGTTTCTCCTTTATCAGTAATTATGATTCATAATCCAGCCATGCTAATTGCCGGAGAGGTGGCGGATCTTCAGGTGGGAATTAATCTCTTAAGCGAAGTAAAAGAAAGTATCATCAATGCTTATCAAACAAAGACGGGACAATCCAGAGCGAAAATCTCACACATGATGGATGCTGAAACTTGGATGAGTGCCCACAAGGCTATTGAACTTAATTTTGCCGACAAAATTTTATACGAATCAGAACCGGCAGATGAAATGGCTGAAGGCTTTATTTTTGACCAGATGACTGTAACCAATGCACTGAGAAACAAACTCCCCGGAATCCAGGCCAGGATGAAGTATCTAAAGGCAAATGAAGATGAAACAAAGGATCCGGAAAAGAGTATGGCATCTGAACCACAGGTTAAAGAATCAAAGGAAGAAACACCAGAAGAAACAAAACTAATCCCTATCGCCCAGCTTGAAAGAAGGCTGGAGCTGATTAAAAATTGGAGGTAATGAATATGAGTAAAATTCAAGAACTAAGAGAACAACGGGCTAAGGTTTGGGAGCAGGCTAAGATATTCCTAGATGAACATCGTCAGGAGAACGGTCTGATCAAACCAGAAGACAATGCAGTATACGAAAAGATGGAAGATGAAGTGGTTAACCTAGGCAATGAAATTGAGCGCCTTGAGAGACAGGAGGCTATGGACAGAGAATTTTCAGCAGCCATAAGCAAACCTCTTGCTTCAAGACCTGAGAAGATGACTGAAGAAAAAACTGGAAGAGCATCTGATTCATATAAAAATGCTTTCTGGGGTGCTATGAGAAACAAGATGAATCCATCGGTACAAAACGCACTGCAGATTGGCACAGATTCAGAAGGCGGATTTTTAGTGCCGGATGAGTATGAACATCAACTTATAAAGGCTCTTCAAGAAGCCAACGTCCTAAGAAATATGTGCAACGTTATTACTACCAGCTACGGAGACAGAAAAATTCCTGTAGTAGCAAGTCAAGGATCAGCGGCATGGATGGATGAAGAAGCAGCTTTTACTGAAAGTGATGATGCATTCACTCAGGTAACCTTATCTGCATATAAGCTGGGGACTATGCTTAAAGTTTCTGATGAGCTTCTAAACGACAGCTACTTTGATTTAGAAGCATATATAGCAGCAGAGTTTGCTAGAAGAATTGGTGCTGCTGAAGAGGAGGCCTTTCTTACAGGAAACGGTACAGCAAAGCCGACAGGACTATTGAATGCCACCGGTGGAGCCGGATTAGGAGTTACTGCTGCGGGAACTACTGCTATATTAATTGATGAGGTACTTGATCTTTACCACAGCCTTAAGTCCTCTTACAGGGAAAATGCATCTTTTCTTGTGAACGACGATACCATTAAAAAGCTTAGAAAACTTAAAGACGGTCAGGGACAGTATCTGTGGCAGCCTTCTCTTACTTCGGGAACGCCTGACACTATTTTAAATAGACCGGTAGTAACTTCACAGTACATGCCGACAGCTGCTGCCGGAGAGAAATCCATTGTCTTTGGAGACTTTAAATACTACTGGATTGCAGATCGTCAGGGTAGAACCTTTAAACGCTTGAACGAACTTTATGCAGCCAACGGTCAGGTAGGATTCTTGGCATCTCAAAGACTTGACGGAAAACTGATTCTTACAGAAGCAATAAAGGTTCTTCAACAGAAAGCTTAGTAAAATCTACAGGGAGGTAGTCAACAGGATGCCTTTCTTTAATTTTTATAAGGAGGAAAAACTATGGGATACAATACTAAAAACTATACCCAACAGGGCGGCGATAAAACTGTAATCGGCGGTGAACTTGAAGTAGCAGCTGAAGGCAAAATAACCTTTAATGGAACAGAATTAAAACCTGCTGCAGTTCAAGTAGAAAGCACTGCAGTAGATGTAGCGGCTCTAGTTACGGATTTTAATTCTTTGCTCATCAAACTAAAAGCTGCCGGATTGATGGAAAGCGTGTGATAAACAATGGCACTTATTGATAAGGTAAAAGCAAATCTAATCCTTGACCACTTGGAAGATGATGCTCTTGTTGAAGGATATATTGCCGCCGCTGTAAGCTACGCGGAAGGTTTTCAGCACCTTGGGAAGGACTACTATCAGTTAAACACCATGTCACCGACCACAGAACAGGGAGTTGTCATGCTTGCTTCTCACTTTTATGAAAGTAGAGACGGATCAACAGGAGGGTTTTTCAACGACGATGTCAGAGCTTCGGAACAGGTGTGGAAGACGGTTCATTTGCTTCTTCGAATGGGAAAGGAGTGGCAGGTTTGATGAAAAGACTGTGGATAAAGAATAGAAGAAAACATCAGAAAAGATGCTACCGAAAAGGCAGAAGAAGAAACAGGAACAGTGGATATGATGAGAAACTGTTAAAGGCAGGTGACGGCGATGAGCTTTGGGAAGATGAACACCATAATAGACATAATAGACACGGTATCGGCAAAAGACGATGAAGGATTTTCTTCCAAGGGAGAAGAGGTGATCGCCAGTGTTAGGGCATATAAAGAAGAACAGCACGGTTCTAGAAAGTGGGCTAATATGGCTGCCTATACCAAAGCCAATGCCACATTTCAACTGAGAAAGATTCCTGGGATTTCCATTGAACCGGGTATGCTTGTAAGATGCGGCGCTGTAGAATACAAGATAATTAGTGTGGAAATCATCAGAGGAATATATATAGAAATAGCAGCAGAAAAGATTGAAGCTGCCAAGGACTAGGAGGTGATTTCATGGTCAGATCAAGCTACAAAATGCCGGAAGACTTTCTTTTAAAAGTTTCAACTTTAGCTGGCAAAACTGATGAAATTATTCCCAAGGTATTAAAAGAAGGCGGAGAAGTGGTGAAAGCCAAAGTTAAATCAAACCTTCAGTCGGTTATAGGGAAAGATACGAAGGAACCTTCTAGATCCACTGGAGAGCTGGCAGATGCCTTAGGTGTATCACCAGCAGGAGTTGACAATAAGGGTAATTATAACGTAAAGGTAGGTTTTGACGAGCCCAGAAAAGATGGAGAATCTAATGCAAAACTAGCCAACATCATAGAGTACGGCAAATCCGGACAACCGGCTAAGCCTTTTTTAAAACCGGCAAAAACAGCCAGTAGAAAAGCCTGTATTGAAACAATGAAAAGGAAGCTGGATGAAGAGATAAATAAAATCTAAAAAGAAGGAGGGCTAATGGAATGCATCAAAGTATTTTGAAAGATATAAGTGAGGTCCTTGAACCTTTGGGAATTCCTATAGAAACCGGTGTCTTTAGCAATAAACCACCGGATGAGTATATAGTATTGATTCCTATGAGTGATATCTTCGAACATTATGCTGATGATCTGCCTAGAGCAGAACTGCAGGAAGTTCGTCTCTCCTTATTTTCAAAAGGCAATTATCAAACAAGAAAAAATGAAGTGGTATCGATACTGCTAAGTTCAGACTTTACCATTACTGATAGAAGGTATATAGGGTATGAAGAGGATACCGGTTTTCACCACTTCGCTGTTGATGCGGCGAAAGTTTATGATTTGAGTATTTAATCGAAGGGAGAAATGAAATATGGCAACAATCGGACTGGATGTGCGCCCAGATAGGGCATGATGTTGTTTTGTAGTGTGGGAACTACACCGTAAGATAACGCGGTAAACCACCTGCCTAACCGAAAAGCGAAAGCTGACACGGGAACAGAGCATGGCAGGAAAGCAGTAAGTTGTTTAAGGCAATATAACACGACTGAACTGCAAGGTAAAGTGGATATAAGGTTTAGGTTATATTTACCGAATGTGAGTTTCAAGTATCCGTTCCGATTGGACATAGGAAAGTGCCTGAAACCTATGGCGCAAAGACAAATAAGAGGAGTATCTTGACTCTTATTGTTATCAATAATTTGCGCAACGAGCAGGAGAACCTGTTTTAACGAAACGAAAGCAAAACCGAGAATCCACAATTTCCAACACATCATGCTAACTGGGGATAACCTAAACGGAAACGCCGTAAGGCTATGACCTCTAAGGGTTTGAATATTCCGCAAGGTTACGGAGCGTTCGTAGTAGTCAGGGGCGGTAACGCCGTCATAAAGGCGAAGGGACGCAGTTGTTCTGTACTAAAATGAAAATTGATTAGGGAGGAAAACCTCA